ATGTCATCTGGAACTATGTTGATAATGTCTGGTCAATCGGTGAAATGGATAGAGGATGTTGGATAGACCAAGGTGTCTTTGATTATCCTATCGCTTGTGATTCACTTGGTAATGTTTACCAGCACGACAGCACAACATTAAACAATTCAGAAAATTTAGGTACAGCAGTACCTTACGCACAATCAGGGCCTATCGAAATAGGTAACGGTGATAATTATGTGCAATGTAATCAGATACTCCCAGATGAAGAAGCAAATACATTACCTGGTGTTGTTATAAGTTTTACAGGAAGATTTACACCACTAGGAGCAGAAACAGATTTTGGTAACTTTACTTTTAATAGTGATGGTTACACAGATGCAAGATTTACAGCCAGACAAGTTCGTATGAAAGTAACTGGCGATACTGACCAGATGTTTCAGGTTGGTAATATACGATTAGATTTAAGAAACAGAGGTCGTAGATAGTGGCAAGAAAAACACTAACACGACCAGGTGAAGATTACGATAAAAACTATCTTAACTATTTAATATCAGAGATAGAATATCAAACAGGTATGACTTTCAACAAAGGTGAAAGAATACAAATAAACGGTGGCGATGCTACCGAATTAGTATTGGTAAGTCCAAATGGAACAAAATATAAAGTTAGTGTCGCAGACAACGGAACACTCTCCACCTCCACAACAGTCTAAAGAAGACTGGGAAGTAGAGTTTGAAAGGTTAGAACACCATATTCTTCGTGCATTAAAGCACCAAGATATGTATAATTTAACTGATATTAAAGAAAAAATAAGGGCTGGAGAAATGTTTATTTGGCCCAACAAAGATTCAGTAATAATAACTGAATTTGCAGAATACCCAAGATACAGAGTTTTAAGTATTAATCTGGTAGCTGGAAACTACAAAGAAGTAATAGAAATGTTACCCAGCCTAGAAGAATTTGCCAAACAATGTGATTGCAAGAAAATTATTGGTGGTGGTCGCAAGGGTTGGATAAGAAAATTAAAACCTCATGGGTTTAAAGAAATGAATTTATTAGTAAAGGAATTATAAAGGAATTATTATGGCACAAGCATTACCATACATTACAGCAGGAAGTGCAGTATACGGAGCTATGAAAGGTGGTGGAGATACTGCCACACAAAGCGTTGATCCAGCGACACAGGCTCGTTACGATGATTTATACAATAAAGCTAAAGGTATAGCGGACCAACCTTTTGTTCCTTACACTGGCCCAAGAGTAGCAGGATATAATCCAGACCAATTAGCTGGTATGGATGCAACCAGAGGTTTGTTTAATCAAAGCCAACGATATAATCCGCAACAAGGTTTACAAACTCTATTAGGTAAAAGTTTAAGAGCACCAAAAGTCACACCTTTTACTGGTACAGCAACACAGTTACAACCAGCAGCAATGCAACAGGCAGCAAACATAGCTCCAGTAGATTTATATAGCGGTGCTTCAGTTAATCGTGGTGCTATAAGAGATGTAAAACCACAATCATTATTAGATACAAATTTAAGTTCATATCAAAATCCTTTTCAATCACAAGTTATAGACAATACACTTGGTGATTTAAACAGAGCAAGACAGATGCAATTACAAAGCGACCAAGATGCAGCAATCGGAAGAGGTGCATTTGGTGGTTCACGTTCAGCTATATTAGAAGCAGAAACAAATAGAAACTTTGCAGAACAGGCTGGTAAGTTATCTGGTGATTTAAGAGCGCAAGGTTTTGACAGAGCGACATCATTAGCTGGTCAAGACATAGGAAGACAGTTTTCAGCAGACCAATATATGTCTGATGCAGATAGAGCTGTTGCAATGCAAAATGCAACTTTTGGTCAACAAGCTGGATTAGCAAGACAAGGTTTACTTGGCGATGTTGCACAAAATCAAGCACAACTAGACGCAAGAAGATTTGGTGCCGACCAAAGTGCATTAAACCAGTTTGGTTTACAGCAAGGTTCTTATAACAACGCAATGAACATGGCTAACATGGATGCTATTAATAGAGCAAGATTTACGCAACCACAATTAGAAATGCAAAATAGACAGTTCCAACAAGGTTTATTAAATAACCAAGTACAAAATCAATATCAAAACTTAGGTCTACTTGGTAATCAAGGAAGATCAGCACAAGCTCTATCACAAGCTGGAATGGATGCTGGATATGGCGAGTTTATGAGAGGATTAAATTACGGTCCTCAACAACTTGGTTTATTGTCAAGCTCAGTATTTGGCATGGACCCAAATATAACAAAAACTTACGATCAGGGTAGTGCGGGTAGAATTGGCAGTGCAATCACATCACTTGATACCTTGTTTGGCCAAGGTGGTATATTTTCTACATAGGAGATGGTTATGAAGACTTATAATTTTAACGACCCCATGGGATTTTTGGAAATAAATAATAATCCTACAGGCTCACTTGGTATAGACATAAACCCTATTCTTGAAGCTAAATCAAAACAAGCCGAAGAGGAAGAAAAAAATAGAAAAAGAGCTGAGAGTTTTAGCAAGTTAAGAAACTTTGCAGAATCTTTACAAGCAATGAACGCTGGTCAATCTGGTAACTTTGGAGCGCAAGCACAGTTTTTAAACAACATAGATGCTAGACGAGCTAAAGAGATAGCTAGAGCAAAAGAGGAAAAACAAAAAAGAGATGAAGCAAAATTAATTGCATCATTACCTCCTGAAGCACAAAGAATTTATGAGTTATTTGGAAAACAAGCTGCTTATAATTATATGTACAACAAACCGAAAGGTTCTGAAAGAAGAATAGTTTTACAAAATGGTGTTCAATATTATGCAGATACAGGTCAACCAGTTTTACCTAATGCTCCTGGCAAAATTAAAACTACTAAACAAAAGTATGACGATCTTGCCGCTAAAATAAAAATTGAAATAGCTACTAATGGTAGAAATTCTCCTAATTTAACAACATCTGAATTAGATTTTTACGATGATTATATTAAAACTGGAAGTATAAATTATCTTAATAAAAGTATTGCTAACTTGATATCTGGTAATACAAGTGGACAAAATAACTCAACAAAAAACTATACAGTAACTAATAATTCTTACGGATCAATGAGTGCAAATGAAATCATTAATCAAGCAATGCAACTTAATCCAGGAGCTACAAGAGAAGGCGTTATAAAAAATTTAATAGCTAATAAAATAATATCAGAGTAATACTATGGTAGATTTTATCATACCACCCCCACCCAAAGAGGAAGAAGGAGGGGGATTCAAAATACCTCCACCATCTGATATAGATGATAAAGCTATACAAAACATTGCATCTGATGGTTTTATTATTCCTCCTACTCCAGAACAAATTACAGAAAACGATGGAAAACTATCTGAAGCTGAATTGAAAAAAAATCCTGAATGGATTAAAGTTGCAAAAAGTATTTATGAATTTAACGAAGGCACAACCTTCGGTGTTGAAAAAGATGGTCAACCTAAAAAACTAAACTCCGATAAAGAATATGCAGATTACGCCCTAAGATACATGGGTTGGTTTAATTACAATATTCCTAAAATGGGTAATGAAGCACTTGATTTATTTCAGTTTGCCAACCAACAACAAAAAGAAGATTTTGTTACAGCAATGGATATGTACGACAACAAGAAAATTAGTTGGGCTGGAGTTGGTAGATTTATAAAAGGTGTTGGTTCTGATCCATCTACTTATGTGGGTATAGGAACATTGGGTGCTGGTCTTGTTGCAAGAGCTGGTGCTAAAGAAGCAACCAAACAATCTATTAAAGAGTTTGTAAAACAAGGAGCAATACAGGGAGCAAAGATTGGAGCCATAGAGGGTGCAACTTATTCAACAGTTGATAATGCTTTAAGACAATCTACCAGAATAATGTCTGGTCAAAGAGAAGGCTTTGACTTTGGTGAGTCTGGACAGTCAGCATTATTTGGAGCTGGAGTAGGTGGTGTTTTTGGTAGTTCAATAGGTGGAACTGCTGCATATTTTAAAAATAAAAACAATGTTGTACCAAGTGTCACTAAAGAAGGAGAGGACTTTGTTCTTCCACCAAAACCAGAAGAGTTAAAAGAAACTTTTGTTGGTCCAAAGGGTGAGCTTGTCGACACACCAGTAGCAGAAACACCAGTTACACCAGAGGTTGTTGCACCCAAAGTAGATATAAAAAAACAGATTGATGATGAATTAATTAAAATCGGGGTTGACCCAGTCAAGGTTGAGGGAGTTCCAAAGTTAAGTGCTAAGCAAGGATTTGTTTCACCA